GGCCAAGATATTCAAAATTGCATTTATCATACTCCAAGAAATTGATGGGAGACTTTGGATGAATATCTTGAGTAGATACCACTTGCTTCTCATAACGGGTAGTAGGAAAAGTACCATTCACATGGGATGGCATGGTCCCAATCCAGTCATTGCACTCATTCACAGTATCGAGAATCTCTTGACGAGTGACAGTCAAAGCTTTGCCACTGGGAGTACCGGAGATACCACGAAGGTGAATGCCAATAACAGAACTTTTGGCAAAAGCAGAAACCAAAATAGCACCACACATTCCAGTGAACGTATTATAGGGTGCGTAGTAATGATATCCTGCTCCTCCAGCCTCGGAGTTGTGAATGTAGTTTGCACGTAAAATATCGTTGTTCAAAGTGCCATCTGCCTTACGATACAATAAATGCGCACTACCAGAAACAGTGACTTCATCAGGAAACAAATGCTTGATGTCAGCCATGGGGCCTCCAGAGGGAATATTGACAATACATAAGTCCTTCCCTTTGATAGGTTTCATTGCAGCTATGCTCACATACCCTTTAAATTGAGAATTCAACTTTGTGGGATCTCCTTTTGTGATCATGGCCTTCATATCTTTACGGTTCTTGAAGATATGCAGTGGTAACAAATACAAAGTTCCACCCAATGCCAATATATCACATGATTGTGAAAAATTGTTTTCAACCAAGGTAATGTGAAACAAATTCTTCTGCACACGTGCCATAACCTGATCATGAGTCATATTGCGGTTCTTGTCCGAAACATGGAGTTCGGAAGCTTCAACGGTAGCCCACGGATTCACTTCAGAATCACGCTGCAAAATTTCAGCAACGGAACTGGGAGCCAAAGCGCTCTGAGTTTTGTGTGTGGACTTGAGAAACATGACACATGAATACAACAAACGCCCAACCATACATACAGAAAAGAACTGTACAGCCTTGCTCCTGCGTAATGAAGCAAAGAGATCTGTAGTAATAGTACGATTGTTTGCCAATCGAGAACACATATCATCACGCCAGGCAGCCAGAGCACTCACGTATAATCCAACACAAATGGTCAAGAAAGAACAGAAGTAAAAGAAAGTAAATGATCCATGGCAACACAAAATGAACATGATGGTTGCAAAAATAAAAGACATATCCCGGCGCATTTGCTTTTCCAAATCCAAAAAGTCGCTGTAATGATACATCATATACAACTTCTGGGTAATACTGGAATTAACAACGCATTCGGGAATGCGAACAGTGATATTATTCAACACTGAATTCATTTGAGCCATGTTGGTTCTAATAAATTCAAAGGAAAAATCACAGTTCACTTGCTTTTCATGTTCACATTTGCACAAATTGGAAGAACGATTGCATCCAGAACAATATTGCCTGGACGCAACCAAACCTTGCCCTTTCTCAACAATGAGACGCTGAATGTTGAAATGTTTTTCGCACTTGTCGGTGAGATAATTTAGTGCCTTATCAATTCCAACCGGAGTGGTTTCAATTCCTCCAAACACAGGCTTGAGCATCAACTTCTTGTTGTTCTCATCTGGGGTGTAGACATGTAAATCCCAAATATCAGTAACAAGAGATGACTCAGGAAATTCCTCCATGGCTTTATGTGAATCCAAGCGCCCATCATCTGTTGCAAACTTAGGTTTGACGGTGACACGAATGTGGACATCCCCACGTCGCACAATAGAAAATGGTTTGATAGAGCCCAGACGTCCATGCTGTACAAGTGGAGCATTACTAGTAACCACGAGCACTTTTGGACGAACTTCAACTTTACCTTTTTCATGAAGATCCGCCTTGTTTGCGTATGTAATCATGTTGTTGTTGATGTCTATGAGACGTTCTGTTGGTGACTTTTCCATGAAATCAGATTTGGTGTTACCCATATCGTCAAGAAAAATACCTGCCGTATCACTTTTCAAAGTGGAATCATATTTATCTGACTCCTTGATAATAGCAGTGAATTTCGGATCAGGATTAGCACCAGCAGCTCGAAGACAATCAGCCATAACAACCTGAGCGACAGTAGATTTTCCAACACCAGATTCTCCCCAAATATAAATCGTAAAGGGAGCTTGCCGCATTGATCCATCAATACGCTTTGCTGCATATAATGCACGATTCGTGCGCAATACTGTAAGGCGTTTTTCAAGAACAGATTGTTGCCAAGTTCCCTTAGCAGATTTGAAAGCTCGCTCGGCCATCTCAATAGCTTCATCCAACATTGTCCCATATTCCAAATCAGTAATGGGGCGTGTTTCACCGTTATATTCAATTGGTTTGGTAGAAAGATTAAAAACCATGGCATGTTCATGCAACTCAATCAATGTGAAATACAATGAATCAAATTTATGACCATCTTCACTTGAAAATAACAACGGAGCAAAAGATCGTTGTTTAAAACATTCATATCCTCCTTCAATGAACACAATTATGGTATCCAATGTAGCCCCCACAAAGTCAATAGCAGAGACATGTTTTCTGAGACTTCCAACACGAAACAACTCAATGCCTTTCACTGACCATGAGAGATTAGTGACACTGCAAAGTCCAATTGATGCAGCCATAGAAATGAGATTTGAAATCTTCTCAAATACAGGCGCATTTCTGACCAATTCCCAATTATCTTTGATTTTGGGCAAAAGACTAAGCCAAGATGAATTAGTTTCAGCATCACCTGATTGTGGCTCAAAAACGTTGTATCCAAAAGTCTCCTTGCACCATTCGATCAATTGAGAAGATGAAACAGCATTCTCAATCAAAGAACCCTTAATCAAGGTCTTCAAAGCCAAAGCCAATTGAACAGCAACTTCCATTGGAGAATCACAAGAAGGTAAAGAAAATGACAACAAACCTAATGTCTCCAGAACATCTAACAGCTGAGATGCCTTATCTGAAACTTTCAAATCTATGAGTTTTGCTTTCGCTTGTTCAATGATAGATCCAGGATAAAGGTGTTCAACTAGAGATTGTTCTTCATATGGCTTGATCAAGCCCTTCTTTGGCTTGGGTACACTTTTAGGAACTGGTTTTCCTTCCCGACGTAAATCTTTGTTCTTTTCCTTACGAACAGATCGTCGGTTTTGTTGAAACTTGGAACGAGCAGCTTGTTTTGGATTAAACTGCTCAGATTGGGGTAAGAAAGAGTAGCTTTCCTCCGTAGAGGTAATGTTGTCCTCTTTATTAATAACAACTTTATTTTCACACGCGAGAGAAGTTCCATTGCTTGACATATTTCATAGTACTAAAATGTGACAAGCATAACGGAACCAATTCGCAGAAGCCTGCAAAATGGTTAGACCATCATGCTTCGACACAGCAACTTTGGGATAAAATCCTTAATCATATGCTTCATAGAGTGAGATTCGCCGCAGGCGGGGCGACACTCTCCACATATCGGTTGGTATTAGTTCAACTAAATTGCTGTTTCCAAGAATTCTCAAGGAAACGCGGGGTTCATTACGTCCCACAATAAGTCTAGATAATACGCCGACTACTGAGTCTTG